AAGGAGAATTAGAAATGAGTTTAAATTTTTATAGTGAGATCGATAGTTTACAAGTAACAAACAAAGAAAGGCAGAATAATATGGGAATTAATATCAAATTAGATGACACCTATTATATTACTGATAATAGTCATAACACAGCTATTTTAGTAAAAAAATTAGGAATTAATAAAAATGGTAAGCATGTAGAAAAGAAACGTTATTTTCCTGACTTTGGAAGAGCAATTGTAGCATGGGCTAGAGAAACTGGGAAAAGCGGAGAGAACGTTACAAGTTTTCAAAAAGCTGCTGAAATTTTTGATAAGAAAATAGAAGAAGCAAAGACTGCTATCAATGAATCTTGCAGTATTTCTTACGAAAAAGGCAAAAAAGATGGAAAAGAAGAAATCATCCAAAAGTTTGAAGAAAAACATCACGTTAGAGGAGCGTCAAAATGAACCATACAGCAAAAAAAGTAACGATTGGTAGTTTTACTTTTGACAGTCAAAAAGAAGCTAAATTCTATGAAAAATTTATCCAGAATAGCGGGTATAAATACGAAGTTCACCCTAGTTACGTAATTAAAGATAAAGTAGCTATGGGTGGGGTTAATTTAACTAGGATTAGTTATGCTCCAGATTTTGTAATTTTTGATGATTACGGAGAAATCAAACATGTATATGATGTGAAAACAAGTATTAATACACAATTTGGAGCTGATACTGCTGCCAAGCTGAGATTTAATTTGTTTGCTAGAAAGTACGGTGTACCAGTTGAAGTAGTAGTGCCACGAGCTAATGATTTTAAGATGAAAATTTATGGATTAACCAAAAACGTAAATACAAGGCACGAGCGTACTAATCGTAAAGGTAAGCAGATAGTTGAGTTCTATGACGTGATGCAAAGTGTTGATTATGATGTAACAGATTTTATAGGAATTTAAAAGGAGATCTAAAAATGGAAATTGAATATAAAAATGAAGATTATAAAAACAAAGAAAGTATTTATAAAGTTGGAAATGTAATTGAATATAGAGGGGAAATTTATTTAGTGTGTGAAACTCCTTTAGCGCTGGGTGAAAGAAAGTATTTTCTTGTCTCCTTAAAAACGTCCAAAGTATCATCATTGATGTTCAAAACATTAGAGAAACTAGAAGAAAATATAAGGAGCGTGTCAGATAGATTAGTCAAAGCTAAGTTGACAGTTGATTACAAGTTAGATGGAGATGTAGAAGATGAAGATGCTGAGTAAATTATTAACTCTACTACTGGTTATTACAATTTTTGCAAATACCATAACGTTTGTTTTAGGAATCTTTTATTTCTTTGATTTTGAAACGTTTGGTATGTGGCTTATGGAGCTAGTTGTGATTTTTATTCTAACCTATGCTAAAGCAAATGTTGATTGTTATGTAGATCAGTACGAGTCACAAGAAAACAAAACTAGAAGAAGTAATAAATAGTAATTAACAGATATTACCACATGAGTGGTAATTATGCGGGTATACGTTAATGACAGACTGCTAGATTCCCCACTCTAGGAATGCGGGTTTGAATCCCGTTATCCGCTTTTAATGATCGATTATTAAAAATTAAGGTTAATGGAGTTGATGATATGGTTAGGAATAAAATGGAAGATTTGAATAATATTTTATTTGAACAATTAGAACGATTAAATGATGATAGCTTGAATCTAGACGAAGAATTAAAACGAGCTAAAGCTATCAGTAATGTATCAGACAAGCTTATTCAAAGTGCTGATTTATCATATAGAGTTATGAAATTACGAGCTGATATAACTGGAGATATAGAAACACCTGATGTATTGGAGGCAAAGCATGTCAAAAAGATTGAATCAAGAGATAATTAATTGGTTAAAAGTCAATGTTCCAGGTAGACCGTGGAAAGAAGTATTTGAGTTATTTCAAAAAGAATTCCCTGATTTTGTTTGGACTGTGGATGCTATGAAAAATGCATGCTATCAACGTAATATTCGTAATGGTATTTTAGTAAGTCCTGAGTCTAAAAAATATTGGTTCAAAAAAGGACATAGTGTTCATAATGAAAAACCTTTAGGTAGTGAATTTAAAATTAAGGGATATGTGATGGTTAAAGTAAAAATGGATGGTTCTAGATATGATAAATGGAAATTAAAGCATGTATTAATTTGGGAAAAACACAATGGACCAGTTCCTAAGGATTGTATAATCGCATTTTTAGATGGAAATAAAGAAAACTTTGATATTAACAATTTAGTTTGTGTTAAGAAACGTATAAATGCTGTTTTAAATATGCGTAAATTACGTTCTGAATCTCCTGAAATTTTAAAGACTAGAATAAGACAAATTGAACTAGATCAAAAGATTAAAAGGATAACTAAGAATTTAGGAAGTGATTAGTTTGGGCAGAAGGAAGAAAATATTATTTACTGATTATTTCATAAACTTGGTAGACACGTATAAATTGAATCAAGTGTCAGACAAAACATACGATAAATATTGTTTGTCCTATAAACACTTGAAGAAAATTTGTCCTGACTTGTATTTACAAGATATGAACGCAAATGATTATCAACAAATCTTAAATGAATTTGGTAAGACTCATGAGAAAGCTACTACAGTAGACTTTCATCATCAATTAGCTTGGGCTTTGAAACGTGCTTATAACGTTGATGGATTAACAGACAGAGATGTTACTTATGACGCTCAAATTCCTAAAGGTATCACTAGAAAGAAAAAAGCCAAGTTTATGGAACTTGATGATATGAAGAAGTTAGTAGATACCTTAAAACATTTGAATTCATCTTCAGCTCATTTCTTTTTAATTCTGTTAAAAACAGGCTTGAGATATGCTGAAATTTTAGGAATAACATTAGAAGATATTGATTTTGAAAACAAAACAATATCTATCAACAAAACCTTAGATTATAAAAATCATGGTGGAGATCGTGATTTTGCAAGAAGATTTAAAACAACTAAAAACAAGTATTCAATCAGAACAATTCCAGTAGATGAAATGGTTTTATATCTATTTCATAGGAACGCTAAAGGTGCTGATAAAGATGAAAGTATTTTTGGTTCAATTAAAGGATTCCAATATAATTCAACAGTAAATAAAAAATTGGAATGGACTTGTAATCTAGCAGGAGTTCCAGTTATGTCTGTTCATGGATTAAGGCACGAACATGCTACTTATCTGGTTAGTCAAGGTATTGATAGTAGAGCTGTTGCTGAAAGATTGGGACATGTTGACGATACGATTACTAGGGAAGTTTATATCCATAGATTAGAAACAGAAAAGGTTAGAGATAATCAACAAATTATGAGGAGTGTTTCTAAGATATGACAAATTTTAGAGAACCAATTCAAGGTAAAGTTCCTTATTATTTGGATTTACAAGTCAAAGAAAGAATTGAAAAACTGAAAGTTGATGCTGTAGAACGACTTGAATTAATTAGAAAGAAACATCCAGAGTTTGATTTTATTTTCAAAGACCATAAAGGCTTATCTAGCGTAATCAGAATAACTTGTAAAAAATGTGGGAATCAAAGAGAGCTGATTTTATCTAACATTACAAGAGACGGTTTTAGCGATGTATGTAGAGTTTGTATTAGAAACGCTAAATATGACAACATGGTAGCTAAAACAGAAGAGTTAATCAAGAAATATCCAGACTGGGAAATCTGTTATCACGACAGAAGATTCGTAAAGATTAAACATATATGTGGAGATTACATACTAAGCAGAGGATACAAAACAATGGAAAAGATACTAAGTAAAAAAGAGCCAGTGTGTTTTGCATGTAAGAAACGTAAAATCAAAGCCTTGAATTTAAAAGTATTAAAAGAAAATTCTCAATACTGGGAAATTCTTGACGAAGGTAAAACTTTTGAAGATGAAATCAAAATTAAATGTAGGAGATGTGGTAAAGAAAGATATGTTACTCAAGGTAATTTAATTCTTTTGATTACTAGACCACAATGTAGGTGTAGATATGGTTTACCAAGTCATTATGATAATGACAAAGTAAAAGCCCTAAAAGCACTTGATTTAAATCCAGAATGGAAATTAATAAATATTGATGACAAAAAACAACAAATGACAGTCAAACATCAATGTGGAGAAATCAAAACATATAAGGTTGATTCGATTGTTTATCCTAGTGATTTGATATGTGTACCATGCAGACGTGCTAGTGGAATGTACAGGGGGTATTAATAAGAATGACAATGAAATTTGATGTAAAGACAGTTAATAAAATTTTAGAAATAGACGACGCTTTTAAAGCTCCAACAAAAATGATGAATTTAATGTTAGACCCTAAAAAGCGTGAAAAGACATTTAAGAAGTTTTTAGAAATCGAAACTGATATGAGTTATGAATGGTTTCAAGAGTATTTTGGCGATGAACAAGCTGAAAGGAAATCAAAGAAACAAGATTTCACACCTAGTTCAATTTCAAATCTAGTTGCTCAATTAGTTGGGAAAGATAAGAGTACTTATTACGAGCCTGCAGCAGGTACTGGCTCAATGCTAATTGCTAAATGGTGGAATGATAGATTAAAGAATCCTTTATACAAGCGTCCAGAAACTGATAATCCACTAATTAAGTTCTTAACATCTCCAACCTTTACCTATGATCCAAGAGCATATTGGTATCAAGCAGAAGAATTATCAGATAGAGCAATTCCATTTTTGATTTTTAACATGTCTATTCGTGGAATGAATGGGTCAATAGCCCAATGTGATTGCTTATCAAGAAAAGCTACTAGAGCATTTTTTATCAGAAATGATACAGATAATTATTTAGGATTTTCAGAAGTAATTGAGTTACCTAAAAATCAAGAAGTAGCTGATTTGTTAGGAGTTCACTGGGAGGAATAAAGATGGCAAGTATTGATGAAATAATAGGATATTATCAAGAAACAGGAAATTTCATGAAAACGGCAGCTAAATTCAAGATGAATAAGCGTATCTTACATTTGACGCTAGCTAAGGCTAGAGTATTAAAGATTAACGATAAGATCGATTATGGTTCAACAAATGTTAGATTTGGTGGATTAGCTGAGAAGAAATTTAGTGAGATATTTCCAGAAGCAATTTCAACAAATGATTACTGGGTTAGAAATCATCCAGACTATGACTTTGACCTAAAGAAACTAAGAATAGACGTTAAGTATTCTAGTATTCATATTAGAAAAACAGGTAATGAAGAATGGTGCGCTCATGGAAATAGAACTAAACATAAACAAGAAAATCCAGTTGATTTCTTTGTTATATTCTTAGAACGAGAAAAGGGTAGTAAGTTAGATAATCCATATATTTTAGCAATTCCTGGTGGTATGGCTAAAAGTGAAATTCATATTTCAAAAAGTGGTATGTTTTTTAACGAATTCAGAATGAAAGACGAATCAGAATTAAGAGAATATTTATTAGCTTATGCAGATTTAGTGTAATTAATCGGTGCAAAAATTGTAAAAATTGCACTGAAAAAATGATTTAACAGGAGATCTAGTTATGATGATTATGAATGAAAACATGCTCAATATGCTTAAGGAGCTAGATAGTGAATTTCCAGATGATTACGGATTACGTGAAGGGTTGAGAATTGACGCTATTGACCTTAAAGACAACTACGATGATGATATTGATTTTGATGAAGAATTATTAGACGAGTTGCGAATCTATTACAAAAACAAAACCATACTTATCAAGCGTTATGACAGAGATAACTGGGAAATCAAAGATGAAGATTACTTGGGATTTACTGATTTTGAAAAAATTGGAAAAATCCTAAGTATAGTTATGAAACATTTAGGTAGAATCGAGTTAATTTAATTCGGTGTATAAAAATAGTCTGTTAAAGGAGTGTAAGCAATGGAATTGATTGAAGAAATTAAGGAATTAAAAGAGTACAAAGAAAATAATGATTTAACAATTGCAGATTTAGCGAGAAAAATTGAAGCTGATGATACAACGGTTGGTAGATGGCTCAAAGGCGAAGTTAAGCCTAGTTTTTATTCATTACACAAGGTACGAAGATTTTTGAGTGATACTAAAACGTTAAAAGAGTTAAAAACACTAGAAACATTTAGCGATGAAGTAAATAGAGATCATATACAAACAGAGTCAGACATTAACTATCTAAAACAACGTATCAGTGTTTTAAGCGACATTGAAGATTTAGACACGTTAGTAACTGAGCTAAACATCACAACGAAACTTGGAAATCTCATGCGTGATGCTCACAACACACCATTTTAATGAGAAAGGAGAAATAAGTAAATGAAGATTAATTTAAAAGACAAAGCTGAAGTTAAAGAGATGTATCAAGTCGGTAATGTTATCAAAGATTACAAAAGTAATAATTTATTTTTAATTGCAAATGATGTCGAAGACGGTTTTGCATTCATCAATTTAACTAGGGATAAAGTTATTGGACATTTTAAAACGCTTGAAGAGTTAATTAATGAATATGGGGATAAAAGTGATATTTTAGCCAATGTAGAGATAAACGTACTTTAGGAGAGTGAAAGAGATGAAGATTAATTATGAAAGTGAAAGTAGTAATGCTATATATCAAGTAGGTAACGTAATCAAAAATTGCACTGGTGCTTTATGGTTCATAGCAGATAATGTAGACGGTGGATATTCAGTTGTTAATTTAAGTACTGATCAAATTTTTGGAACTTATGCTACGCTTGAAAGCTTAATTCGGAATACAGGAGACGAAAGCGATACTTTAGTTAATGTAGAAATAAATGTTCTGTAAGGAGAAACTATGATTTCAAAAATATTAGATATCATTATATATATTACTCTAATAGGTTTAGTTATTGAACTAGTGCAATCAAAAGAAAGCATTGCTATGAGAATTATAGCTTTAATGCTGATGTCGATATTTTTAACATTAGATAAAATCTCAAGAAAAATCAGATAGGTGTGAATCAAGATGAATTTAGGAACAGACATCAATTATGATGATGGTTTTATCGAATTTAAACCAGAAAAAGAAAAAAGCAAGCATAAAGAAGTAACAATTTATCTAGCTGATGGTAGAGAAATGGTAGTTAATGATGTTTCGAGCGTTAGTGAATACAACAATGAACGTGGTGGACTTGCACTTGAGCTTTATGGCAAAGGCAAAACAGGGAAAAATAAGAAGATGGTTTTTAATTTAACAAGTGATAATATTATTGGATACTCAATAGATGATTTTTAGAAAGGTGTTGATAAGTTGTGGATAACAAAGTTACTGCAATAGACAAATTAGCTGAATTAGTTAGAGAATACAGTTTTCCAGTTGAAGCTTTAAAGGGCGTTATAGGTCGCATATCTTCATGGCAAGGTAGTACAAACGATGATCCTTACTTGTGGCAACAAGTAAGATACTTTGAAGAACTTATCAAGCAAGGATATGTAACAAAAAGAAAATAGAAATTAAAAAGTGTATAGGCTTAGCGTTTGTAAAAGGACGTTAAGTCATAGGTAGCGATATTGCTGATGAACTACAAAACAACAAAAATTCATTAGAAAAGGTAGGTGGAATTTTCCTTTCCATTATAAGTACATTTATATGTATCAATTCAGCAATTATTACTACCGAATAGGGTTATTAAGCCTACTTAATCTTTTAAATACACAAAAGTTACAGGTTAAATAAATTGAGAGGAGATAGATCTCCGTAACATGTTCTTCGTAAACCTGTAACACTGCCTTGCATCTGCATGATTTGAGATGGTCGTATGTGTTGAGAGCATAGCAAGGCTTTAGCTAGTTATAAATATGAGAAAGGATTGATTATATGAAATTATATTTAGTTGAGTATACCACTGGTAGCACTGTTAAAAATATGATTGTGCGAGCAAAGAATCACATAGAAGCAGAAACACAGGTTAAGGTGTCTGTTATAGCAAACATTTATGATGATAATTTTTAGGAGAACACTATGGGAAAAGTTTATTTTAATGTTAAGGATATTTTTGGAAATAATCATAAAGAAGTAGAGATTATTAGAGTTTATGAGAATACAGCGTCAATTCGAGATGTGAGTACAGGTTTAACTTGGATAGTTAGAAAACGTGAATTAGGACTAGAGGAAACAAACCCAAATAATAAGTATCCAGGTCATTTTGATTATCGAAAAACTAAACGCCAATGGAAAGGTAAAGAACAGCAATTGGTCGATATGGTTAGAAGCTATAACTAATAAAAAAGCACGCTCCCTTGGAAACGTGCCACTTAAATCAACTAAAATAATTATACCACAGGGAGAGTGTAGAAATGGACTATATGGAACTTTTTGAGCCAGTCGACGAAGTCCAAACGGCTAGAAATGTTAGGAATTTTTTTAACAAAGATTTAGATAAATTATTACGAATGGCAAACGAAGTACCGTCATTTTTACGTTCGCCAGTGATTGATGATATGCCTAAATCACCTAGTTTTAAAAATGGTAGTGAAGAGATTTTGGTAAATCATTTTGAATCTAAATCATACATAGCAAAGAACATTTTAATTGGAGTTAGTAAAGCTTTAAATAACTGTCGTTTAATTCATAAACAAATACTAATTGCTAAATATCTAGATGATATGTATGATTGGCAGATAATGCAAAGATTGAATTATGAAAAAACTCGATATGCAGAATTAAAAATTAATGCATTAAATGAATTTGCAGACAGATTAGAAGTACAACCAGATTGTCCTAATTTACATGTATATATCAAGAAAAACGGAAATCAAACGGAAAGTTAGCGGAATTGCAACGGTGCTTTAGTGAATTATTATGGTATTGTAGCAAAGGTAGAAATATAAACTATTAACCTAATATTATTTCATTAAAGATAGCGATTAAGCTATCTTTTTTTTGGTAAAATGAAACTGAAATAATATAAAGGTGGTAATAATAGTGATTGAAGAAAATAAGAAGAAAAAAGTTAGTTTTGATTTTTATCAAGTTTGGAAAGTTAGTAATAATCAAGAAAAAGTATTTGATTTTGATGATTGGTGTGAATTGATGGAAACAACTAAAAAGAAATTGGATGACAGAAATATAGGATATAATGGAGATATTATTCGTTGTAATAATATTTATGTTTCTAATGCAGAGAAGAATCCAATAACTATATTGCACTTTTTGAGAATGAGAAGAGGTACAACACCTGCTGTAGCTAACCTTAATCTACCTAAGTTACAGGATGTAAAGCTAGAATCTGATGAGTATATTGCTGAAGATGTTTCTGCACTTTTTGATAGTACAAATTATGTATTAATGCTTCAAAAAAATATATTTAGTCTTTCAGTTAAAGCGTTACAACAATATGTTAATTATTTCTGGAATGAAAATAGAAAAGACGACGAAAAAGAAGAAATTGAATTTCGTCCAATTATTCGTAAAGATTCTTATAAGAGAATTAAGAAAACAAATAAGATTAACAGTTTTTCTTTTAAAACGGCTAATTTGGTAACACCATTTAGAAATAGATTTAAGAGTAGCATACAAAATATAATTGACTCTACCCAAGGATATGATGGTGTTTTTGTTGAAGTTAAAATTTCAACAACAAGATCTAAAACTTCTATACTGGATACTAAAGAAGTTCATAATTCTGTAAAGGAAATTGTCAATAATAAGGAACTTTTCAAAAGGGCAGTTGTTGTTTCTGGAGATGGAAATCATTCAGAATTAATAGAGCTACTAGATGAAAAATTATCTTGCGTTAGAGAATATGAAATTCCGATAAAAGCCTTTTTAAATCCTGAAAAAGTGGAAGAAGATATGATAGTAAAATATTCGCCAAACTATGAAAACTATAAAAAAATTGTTGATGATAATTTAGAAAAAATAAGCGGGTGAATTTTTGATGAAAAAATATGATATGACCCTTGGTGACTGTATAAACATATTTTATCCAGTAATTATTGCAATATTATTTTTAGTAATAGATAAATTTAATAGATTTACTTATAAAGTATGTGGATATTCTAATGTATTAGAGTCGATAATTACTTTTTCTTCTATAGTCATAGGATTTTATACCACTATGTATGGAATCATTATTACTATGAAAAATACAAATTTAATGAAAGAAATAAGAAAACAAAATTTAAATGGGATCTTCAAATTTCAGTTATATGATTCATTGCTTACAGCTTTTATAGTCTTAGTGTTATCAATAATAATGCAAGTAACTAAAAATTATGATTGGAAATTCAATAATGTATTTTTTGACGTTTGGTTTGTAATAATAGGATACTTTGCAGGGAGTACTTATAGATCTATGTCTTTATTATTAAAAATAATTTTTGCTGATGAAGATGAAAAAACGGAAATACACAAAAAAACACCATTAGAAAAGAAGAAACAACTTGAAAAAATTGGAATAAAAGAGAAATAATATTTTAAAGTCAGTCTATCCAGGCTGGCTTTTTATTTGGAGAAAATTATGAAAGACAGTATAGATTTCGGAAAAGTCCAAACTTATGAAGAACTAAGGATGTTACGCGAGCTAGAGAAACACTACAAGAAACATCCAGTGAAACATAAGTGTAAGTACAGTAGAGATATCAGCAAAATCAAATTAAAAGGTGGTGGGTGATATGGTGTGAAGAAAAGTGAAGAAAAAGGACCTTTTTTTGAATTGACTAAAAGGCAGAGAAAAGCCGTTGTTATGCTATATGAAGGTACTTATACCAACAAAGAAATTGCAGAAATACTTCACTGCTCAGAGAGTTTAATTTATAAGTGGAAACGTGAAAATAAATTGTTCCAACAAGCTAGAAGACAATATGAAACTATGATTATTGAAGACAAGTATGTTTCGGAAGCAATGCAATCTATTTATGCTTTAGTTAAAACAGCTAAATCTGAAATGGTTAGGTTACAAGCTGCTATTTCTATTTTGAAGTTGGCTGGTAGGTTAACTGATAGTAGCACACCAGAGTTAGACAAAGCTAAAGTGCGTAAAGCAAATGCAGAAGCAGATATTGCTGAGTATAAAGTGAAAGTATTATCAGAAGCTGGGGCTAGTGGAGTTGAATTAGTTAATAAATACCTAGATAAATTGGACGCTGCAGCAAATGAAGAGGTTGGTGGAAATAATGAGTCTTAGAGATGTCTATACAGAAAGACAAATTGAAGTGCTAAAAAAATACAAGCAAGGCTTTCGATTGATGATTAATTACGGAGCTAAACGTTCCGGTAAGACTGTAATTGATAATGACTTGTTTCTCATGGAATTAAGGGAAGTTAGAAAAAGAGCAGATAAGAAGAACATAAGAGAGCCATTGTATATTTTAGCTGGTGTTTCATCTAAGACAATTGAACAGAATGTATTAAATCCAATACGAAATAAATATGGTATTAATTTTGAGTTTGATAAGCATGGAAATTTCACTCTGTTTGGCGTCAAGGTTGTTCTAGCTTATACCGGTTCTATTGGCGGTTTAGGTGCTATCCGTGGGATGACGAGTTTCGGATCATATGTTAATGAAGCGTCAATGGCGAATATGGAAGTTTTTAAAGAAATCATGGATCGCTGTTCTGAAAAAGGTTCAAAGATAATTTGCGATACTAACCCAGATAATCCAGAACACTGGTTAAAGAAAAATTATCTTGATAATGATAATCCAAATTTTAAAATCGTTTCAACACATTTTACCTTAGAAGATAATACATTTTTAGATAGTGATTATATAGAACAACAGAAAGCTGGGACACCTAGCGGGATGTTTTATGATAGGGATATCTTAGGTCTTTGGGTTAATTCAGAAGGCGCTGTTTACCAAGATTTCGATAAAAATAAGATGATAGTTGATGAAGTGCCAGATAGTTTAACATATATTGCTGGTGTTGACTGGGGATATAGTCATTTTGGCTCGATAGTAGTATTTGGTAAGGATAATAAAAACAATTATTACTTAGTTGAAGAACATACTAAACAATATAAAGAAATTGATTATTGGACTGAAACGGCGCAGAAGATAAGACGTAAATATAAAATGGATATGCCTTTTTATTGTGATACAGCTAGAGTAGAGCATATAAATCATTTTGTTAATGCAGGAATTAATGCAAGATATGGTTATAAAAGCGTGATTAATGGAATTGAAATAATATCTAAGTTGATGAAACAAGGAAATTTCTTTGTAAAAAGTGGAGTGACTGATAGATTTCTAAAAGAAATATACTCATATGCTTGGAATGATAAGAGCAGAGATCAAGACGCAGTTATCAAAGAAAATGATGATGTTATGGATGCCATGAGATATTGTTTAGCGACACCAATTCATTTAGATCAACAAAGAAAATATTATCCAAATCCAGATAGAAATAAGATTAGTCAAGGTTTGAGAAAATTGGGATTATAGGAGGTGTAACATGCTAGATAATAAAGAATTATTTTTCAGAAGTTTAAACAGTCAACTATTACAGAAAGCTAATACTAGCAAATCTATTGTTGAAACAAATAAAAAATATTGTATTCCGGAAGATAAATTTAATAATGTATTTAGTTCTAATAATCCAGAAGCAATAGCTAATCTAGCAAATGATTATATTGTTCATCATTATACGTATCAAGCTCCTAGAATAACAATGTTACAACGCTATTATTACGGTGACAATGATATTCATTATTGGGTAAATGACAAAGTAGCTAATGGTAGAGCGGATAATAGAATAGCCAGTGGTTTTCCTAAGTTTATTACTAATATGAGAGTGGGTTATAGATTAGGTAAACCAATCCAATTTAAGTGGTCTGATAATAATGATCCTGATAATAAAATTATTGACTTAGTAAAGAAGTTTAATAATTTAAATGATGAAGAATACCACGAAAAAGTAATGGGAATTAATTTATCTATCACTGGTAGAGCTTATGAACTCTTATATACAGGAGAATCTGTACAAGATAGTAATGGTGACTGGAGTATTCCTGATGTTTATTTAAAAGCGATAGATCCAGCAACATGTTTTGTTGTATATAATACAACAGTTGAATCCAAGCCTTTATTTGCAGTAAGATACTATGCTTATGAATTTAACGACGAAACGGTATATTATGCTGACATATATACTTCTAGTAAGGTGTATCATTATAAAATGCAAACAGCCAATGCTAGCGGTAAAATGGAATATTTGAGTGATGATGATTTATCATTCGATCAAGTACCAATTATTGAATATTTTAACAATGAAAATAGAGTTGGAGATTGGGAACAAAAAATAGACAATATAGATGCGTATGATTTGGCAATGTCTGAAATGGCTAATAGCCAAGAAGATTTCGCTAACGCTAAGTTAATGATTAATGGAGATATGGATTTCGAGAAGAAACCATTAACTAAACCAGATGGGACACCAATTTTAGATGAGAATGGAGAACCTGTTTTTGTACCTAAGGTAGATACACAAGATAGGTATTTGTTTTTAAAACCATCTGTAATACCTAACGCCAATAACGGAAATACTGTTATTAATTCAAGTGCGGAATACTTAACTAAAAACCTTAATGAAGTAGGTTGGGAGATTTATATTAAGCGTTTGGTTGCTGATATCCATAAAGATACTAATACACCAGATGTAAGTGATGAAAATTTTGGTGGTAATAATAGCGGAATAGCCCTTGCTTATAAATTATTTGGTGAAGATCAAGAAAGAAGTATGCAAGAATCTTTATATACAAAAGGAATTATGCAAAGGCTAAGATTACTCAATTCTTATTGGTCTAGTCTAAAATTATGTGATAAAGATATTGTAAATAAATTTTCAATAAAATACTTACCTAATGTACCTAAAAATGATAGTGAAATTGTTAATATGTTTAATGTTTTACAGCAAAGTGGTGCATTGAGTGATAAAACATTATTAGAATTTATAAGTGTTATTACAGGAATTGATGCAGAAGCAGAAGAAGAGAGAATAAAGCAACAGCAGCAAGAAGAAGGAAAATATGGTTTTGATGCTGCTTTACAACAAGTAGATGAAAGTCAATTAGAACAAGCAAGAAAACAATTAAATTTAGATGATACTACTAGAATAGAGACACCAAGCGATTTCATACGCAGAATGAGAAGTGAAGAGTAATGTTATCTAAAAGTAAAATGCAAAAGATCTTAAAAGAAATCTATGGTGCTAATTTAATTGATAGGCAAACCTTAGATAGATTATTTAATAGTTCTGAAAAGGAAATATTGGGTTATCTAACGTCTTTTATAACTGATGATAGTAATTGGTCTGGAAAGGCAAATAAAGACGATATAGAAGAAATACAAGCGGAATTAAACGAGTTGTCAAAAGATAACAATTTAGTTCCGCTTGTTTCAGTTATGATAGCTAATTTACAAAATGCAACTGCAGGAGATGTATTACAAGCTAGGATATCGTTACCTTTAATTAAAGTTGCACAACAGCAACATAAAATGGTAGATAACATAACTTCTAAAGTTCCTAAGTTGTTAAGCAAATATTCTAAATTACAAGCACAAGAGATGACTAACAATCACAAAGTTCCACCTAACTATGATGAACTATTAACTAAAATGATCCGTAGTAGTTGGGATGAAGCTCATCTAAGTATTAACAAGGATATAAATTATACTATCCAAAGAATTAAACAAGTAGCAAAACAAGCCGCTAGCGCTACTGATGATAATTTAAACTATGCTAAAAGGATTGATAAAATACTTACTGGCGGTAAAGTGGGTAATGGTGCAAGCGGAAGAGCACAATCAATTATTAGAACATTTGCCAGTAGAGCCTTAAATGAAACAACATTCGCTAGTTATAAAGCTAGAGGGATACAGTATTATAGATTTTTAGCATTAGAAAGTAATACTTGTGCAGAATGTCAAAGCATGGACGGAAAAATATTTAAAGTTGATGATGCAACGGAAGAAATTAATCGTCCACCAATTCATATAAATTGCCAGTGCTGGACTGTTCCAATGGAAAACACTAATTTTGTTAGCGGAAGTGAAATTTCAGAAGAAGATAGTAATGAATAGTTAAGTATAAGCGCTCATTGAAGTACTTTTTATTTTGGTCTTTTTTGAGATTGCAGACCTTAAAGAACAATCTTTTTTCGTTGCCGAACGTTAAACGAGTATCAGGTTGAGACACCAAGTGAGGGGAAAGATTATGTCTGAAGAAGTAGAAAACCAAACTGAAACAGTTGAAAATACTGAAGAACCAAAAAAAGAAGAGAAAAAGTTTTCTCGTGATGATATTGCAAAAATGGTAAATGCTCAAGTTGATAAAATTAAAAATGACTTAGAAAGTAAATATTCTAAGCAACTTGAACAGGTAAAGGCTGACGCTTTAGAAGAAGGAGAACGTCGAGCAAAGATGACTGCTGATGAAAAAGCAGAAGAAGACCGTAAGCGGCGAGAATTGGAGTTCGAACGTCGTGAAAAAGAACTTGAATTAAGAGAACGAAAAGCAGAAACAAGAGATTTATTAACAAGTTCAGGGTTACCATTATCTTTTGTCAGTCAATTAATGGGTAAGGATAGTGAAGAAACTCAAAGAAATATTAATGAATTTCAAAAAGTTGTTAATCAACAAGTTCAAAATGAACTACATAAAAAAGCTGCTGGTAAAGTACCTAATACAAGTTCAAGTTCTCCAGCTCCTCAAAAGAAGTTATCTGAAATGACACTTGATGAGCAAATGGCTTTATATTATGAAAATCCACAAGCATTTCAAACATTACAAAATAATAAATAGGAGGAAGAATAATGCCACAATTTAGTTTAAAAGATGCAATTGTACCTGAAATTTTTGCACCTTATGTACAAAATTTATCAACAAAAACAAATAGATTTATCACATCAGGGATTACAACATCCAACTTTGATATTTCCGCTCAATTAACACAACCAGGAACAGAAATTCAAATGCCTTTTATCAATGATTTAGAAGGTGATCCTCAAATCTGGAACGACACTACAAATATTGCAGTTGATTCAACAACAACTGGTAAACAAAGAGCGTTCAAATTCTGGCTTGCCAAAGCATTTGGATATACAGATTTTTCTGAAACAGTATCGGGAGCACCTATTCAAGAAACAATTGCTCAACGTTTCAGTGCATATTGGACTAGAACAGATCAACGTATTTTATTAGCTACTTTAAAAGGAATTTTTGCTAATGCTGATATTGCAACAGCTAAAATGTTTGATGACTCTTCTAATGCATTCAGTGCTAAAGGATTTTTAGCAACTATCTCACGTCTAGGAGATTTACAAGATCAAACATTTAATAGTATTGCAGTTCATTCAGCTACTTATGCAATGATGAAAGCACAACAAATGATTGATACAGTACAACCAGCTAATGCAGTAACACCATTTGGAACATATAACGGTATGAATATTATTGTTGATGATGATTTACCAATTGAAAATGGAGTAGCAACTTCATATATTTTTGGTTCTGGTTCAGTTGGATATGCAGTAGCTGCTCCTGCTAATGCACCAGCTATTGAAGTAGATAGAAATGCTAGAGAAAATGGCGGACAAACAGCAATCATCAATAGACGTGTATTAGCAACTCATGTTATGGGAACAACTATTGCTGACTCATTTGCTACAACTGCCGGTACAGTTGGAATTGAAGCATTAGAAAAAGGTGCTACATGGGATTATGTAGTAGATCCACGAAATATCCGAGTAGTTGCATATAAAGCAAAATTAGATGATGCATTTGTAACAGCAACACAAAAAGGCTCCACAAATAAAAATAAGAAAGCTGCTACTTCTCCTGTAAGGTAGGTGATTAAATGAAAGATGAACTTGTTTTGAAACTATTAGAGATAGTTAAAAAGGATAAGTTTATTGATGATAATACATTAGATGATGTTTTAATGAATTATTTAAAACAAGCTGGAGATATGGTGTGTTTATATATTGCTGAAACTGAATTACCTAGCACTTTAGAAACAGTAGTAGTAAGAATGGCAGAAAATCATTATATTCAAACAATGAATGATGCTGATGGGGTTAAATCATATACTGAGGAAGGTGCTAGTTGGACTTTCAATGATAATGATTTAACGCCTTTTATATCGTTACTTGAAAAATATCTTGATAGTAAAAATAATAATTATCATAGAGGGGAATTAATGTCATGGTAAGGATAAGAAAAATTGTTTTAAGAAACAAGATTACAAACAATACTATGGATTCTCTAGATGATAGTTATAAAATTTCAGATACTGAATGTTTTGCACATGTAACTGCAGTATCTGGATATCAAGCACGAATTAATCTAGTTGGTAAACAATATGAAAGCTTATTCGTTGCCAGAATAAAAGGTTATAAAAAGGCAAATAGTATTGTGTTAGATAATAAAGAGTATGAAATAATACAAGTTAGATATCATGGAATAACCAGAACTGATATCTATTTTGGTAATAAAGGTAGTGATGAAAATGCCTTGGAATAATGACAATATTCCTGCTATTAAATATTCTTGGAGTGATGAGAGTCGAGATGATTTAGAAAATATAGCTAATATCTTAGATAAAGATTTTAATGGTGCTGGGGATGAATTAAGAGCAGGTCATAAAGCAATGGTAACTAATCTTAATGCAGCTTTGAATATAAGTGCTATGGACGCTAGAGAAGAAGTAATTAAGCTTATGAAACAGCGACAATATCATTCTAAAAGTGGTTATATAGGTCATGGAAATATGGTTAGTCAAGTTAAAGATCATGTTACAGATGATAAGCAAACACATTTAATCTATACAGACGCAACTTCAAAGGATGGTTATAATTATTCACAAGCATTTGAATTTGGATTACTTAATAGAAATTATCCTGCACAACATCCATTTAGAGATGCAGGTAATAAAATCACACCACAAGTAGAAAAAATAACAGAAGAAGCAATAAGAAAGGGGTTCTCATAGTATGGAAACTCCTTTTTTGATTATATATAAAGGAATTATCAAACAACTAAGAGCCAATGAAGGTTTAAAAGATATTCAAATAAAAACACCGTCGCAAGATTTTAAAAAATTACCAGTAATTATTATGCAACTTATAAATGGAGTTCCAGAAAAAATAGTAAAAAATGCTAGAGTTTATGATTATGAATTTCAATTTGATGTTGTAACTGATAAAGATAATCTTGTTAAAGGTTTAGAAATTGCATATCAATTAATGGATATACTAAGAAATTTAAATATTGATAAATGTCAAATTGCTTTGTTAGATGATATTAATTTGTCATCTTTTATTGATAGTTCAACAACACAAATTTTAAATAGACAAGTATTAGATGTTAGATTTCAAATCATAGAAGAAAATATAATTTAATTGGAGGTATTAACATGGTTAGTACAGGGTCATTGACCGCAAGAGATTCAGATAAAATTATTTACTATTGGAAACGTATTGAACACGCAGCAGTAACAGATTTACCAGCAATTTTGGGGTTACAAGGTGCTACTTCAACAACTAATCAACGTAATGTTCAATCTACACAAACTAAAACAGGTGTAATTAAATCAGTACAAGCACCTAATCAAACACGAGTTGTAGATGTGATTATGACAGATCCTAAAGGTGCAACTACTGATATTGCCAAAGAATTGTATAACGCATGGCAAAATGGCGAAGTTGTAGGTTTGTGGAGATTAGACTTAAATACTTTATCCTACAACACTGAAGGCAAGCGACAAGTAGACGCTGAATTTTCTAAATGTTTAATTGGTAACTTGCCAGAAACAGAAGGACTAGGAGCTGCACAACAATCAAATATTACATTTGATGTGATTGGTGTTGCTCGCCGTTATGATAGCAACGAAAATCCATATCATTTAACAGAAAATGATCTGCCAGAAGGTGCATTTGATAGTATGGAGAAATTCTATAACTTTGCTAAAGGAACAGAAGTAGGTGTCGAAAATGGAACAATTGTTGATAAAACAACTTCTGACGCTAAATCAGGAGTAGCAGATAACTATACTTTAGGGCCTAAAGCTCAATAGTAATACAACGTCGCCTAAGAAATAAACAGTACGCAAGGGCGGCTATTGGAGGTATTTAAATGTTAATTAAAGAAACAGAAGTTGAAGTGAAATTCAATCATAGATTCTATAAAAATATTGTCAAAGGTTATAAAAGTAAAGATACGGATGGATTTTCAAATTTTATTAATGGATTAATAGCAAAAGATCCAGACGCTTTAATTGCTGGATATAAATTTGGACTTATTGGTAAAAAATTTACTGATGATGAAGTTGCTGATGCTTTAGAAGATAGTGGTGTTTTTGATAAAGACAATCCATATAAAGATTTGTATAAGAAAGTTGTGAAAAGTGGTTTTTTAAAAGCGAAAATTCAACTTATGAAGAAAAGTGCAGAAGAAGATTATCAAACTATCAAAGAATTATTGAACAAAGCTTCCTTGAAAAAAGACGAAAAAGAAGCATTAGAAAATCAATTCAAAATGACCGAACAACAATATCTGAAACAAAAGAAAGCAATGGAAGAATTAGCAAAATAATTGAAGAATTCGATAAGTCAATGTTACTTCTGTTAGAAAATCTAAATATTTATGTTGGTAAGTTTGTTTTAGATGAAGTGTTGGACTTAACACCAATTGAGGCAACTTATATTCTCTCAGGTGGACAAAAAAGAGAATTAAATAGGTTACAAGGTGAATTGTTGTTATCTAATGCAGTTAAGCCAGTAATTTTAGTTGATAATGCTGAAGAAATTAATCAAACTGTTTTGTCTCAATTGCAAAAACAACAAGATGATATAAAAGCAATAACTGATGAAAAGATACAACAAGAGCGGATAAGACAAACTGAAATGATGAACAAATTTACAGAAATATTTGGATAGGAGGGATAACATGGCTAATGCAATTGTTTCAGAAAAAAGAATAATTGTTAAACTTATTGATGAATTTACTAATAAATACAAAATAGTTAGTTCATCAATGCAAGATTTAACTAAGCAAATAGAAGCCTTTAATAATAAATTAAAAGTCGGTACAGCATCTCAACAGTTAAAGCAAGAGATGGATACTTCACAAAAAGCTATTAAAGATACTACTGAAAAAGTAAAAGATCTAGGTAAAGAAATTGAAAAGCCTAAAAAGACTAAAATTGATAATTCTAACGCAGACAAACAATTAAAAGATCTAGAAAATCATATCAAGAACTTTCAAAAGCCTAAATTAGATTTTAAAGGATTTACATTTGGAATTTCAGATGCTGATAAACAGTTAAAAAGGTTTGAAGATCATGTTAAGAATTTTAAGCAACCTAAACTAAATTTTAATGGCTTTACTTTTGATAAACAAATAAAAGAAGTTAATTCTAAAACAAATAGCTTTAATAACACTTTACAAAAGGTTATTGGAAGTCTAGGAAAATTAAAGTCTAATGCTACTAATACTTTTAGTAACATGAAAAAAAGCATGGATGAAACAAAAGAAAAAGCCAGTCGCTTAGGAGATATTATTAAAGGTTCTTTAGTAGCTCAAGGTATATCTGGTGCAATTTCTGGTACTTGGAATTTAATTAAAGCTGGAATAGGTGGAGCAATAGCTGAAGGTCTAAAATACAATAGATTGCAGCAGAATATGAAAGCCCAATGGACTACATTGGCAGGTTCAGCTAAAGAAGGGCAAAAGTTAGTAGACATGACTAACGAATTAGCTATTGCTGCACAAAACTCAACAGAAATGGTTAATGGATTAAACCAACAATACTATTCTGTAACGGAAAACGCAGATAAAACTAAGGAACTGACTAAGGCAACGTTGACACTTCAAGACGCATTCGGTAAATCTGATGCAGAAGTACAAAATTTTTCCTTGCAATTCTCACAAATGATGGCTAACGGGAAAGCTAGTGCTCAAGACTTCTTATCATTTACAAATGTCTTTCCTAAAATGAAAGGTGAATTAGTAAAGTATGAGCAAGAAGTAAAGCATAATACATCACTAACTACTAAAGATATCAACGAAATGATTTCTAATGGTGAAGTTAGTGCCGAAGATATGTTTAACGTCATGATGCGAATGCAAGATAAGTATAAAGATGCTACTAAAAATTTTGGTTCAACACTTGACGGAATGGCAAGAACTATAAAAGGAACTATGCCACGATTGCTAGGCTCAATGACACAAGGAATGGCAGCTCAAGCTAATCCAATTTTTCAACAAGTTTCTAATTGGGTAAGCGATAAGAAAACAGAAAAAAAGTTTGAAGAATTAGGTAAAACCATTAGTAAAGGTACATCAGCTGTTATGGAGGCTATCCAAAAATCTATTGGTGCTAAAGATATGAACGATCTATTAGATAAAATGATGGATGGAATAACTAACGGTGTTGAAAAAATAGCTGACTTCTTATCTGAGCATGCAGACGATTTAATAACAGGCGGCAAAGCTATTTGGGATATCGTAAAAGCACTTGGTGAAGGTGTATGGGATAGTTTCGCAACGTTTTTAAGCATTCTAGGCGGAGGAGATGTTGGTAATTCAACAGAAACAGTTGCGGATAGCTTAAAAGAAATTTCCAAGCATAAGGGAGCAATTGAAACTATCGGTAAACTCTGGGCTACTTATTGGGTAGCGTCTAAGTTCTTCAAAGTTGCTCAAGGTATATACAGTATCGCAGATGCTATTCAAATGATTGGAACAGGTAAGTCTTTAAAAGATTTAGGTGGATTATCAGGATTATTCAAGAAAATACCTAAGAAAATAAAATTGAAGCCAACTGTTGAAGAAGGCGGAATTTTAGGAAAGTTCAAAACATTAGGATCTAGTGCAGCAAGTAAATTTGCTAAACCATTTAAAAACATAGGTTCTAAGCTTGGAGCAACTAAATTAGGCTCAAAAGTTGCTGGTATTTTTGAAAAGAGTGGAAATAGAGCTGGAACAAAATTTTTTGACAGTTTATTAACCAAGATAGGCGGAGAAAAGTTAGCTGGGCTTGGAAAAGGTATAGGCGGAAAACTTGCTGCAGGTGCTGGAGTAGCTTTTTCTGCTTTCGACTTATTTAAAGGACTAACACAAAAAAAAGATAAGGCTACTAATATCGGAAAAGGTATAGGTGGTCTTATTGGTGCAGGTGCCGGCTTTGTTTTAGGTGGTCCAGTTGGAGCTGGTGTTGGTAACATGCTAGGTTCAGCTATTGGTGGAACAGTTGGCAAACACTGGAAAGGTCTTAAAACTGAAATGGGCAAGATCATGAGTGGTGATTGGTCTGGCGTGTGGTCTGATGCTAAAAAGGGCTTTTCTAATATGGTAGATGGGCTTAAAGATACCTGGGGTAAGACTAAGAATTTCTTTTCTGGTAAAGGTTTTAAAACTGATAAAGAAATTAAAGACTCTAAAGCGAAATCTAGAAAAAAACAACAAGAAGATGTTGTTCCTGATTTTGAAGCGCCAGTTACTAAAAAGCAATCTAAAGCCCAAATTGGATATATTAAAGATGTTGAAGCAGCTTTAAATAAATTAAAGAGTAAGATAAAAAGGGCTGGTCTAGGTAAAGCAATGACTAGCCAAATGAATAGTATTAAAAAGGCAGTTAAAAATACTAAATTATCATCTTCATTTACAAGCCTGAAAAAGCAAATTGAAAATGTAACTAAATCATTTAATAATTCGAAGGTTGCTAAAAAATTTGGTTCAACATTAAAAGAATTAAAAACTCAAATAAATAAAAATAATCCATCAAAAGAGTTAAATAAGATTGGCAAAGAATTCAAAAATTCTGCTAAAGCTGTTAGTGAAGTTGACAAACCAGTTAATAAATTAACTAGAACTTTAAAGAGTCTAGATAAGCAATTAAAGACTTTTAAAAAAGTAAACCCATTTGGAACTCTAAATAAAGACATAAAAACTTTTGATTCAACACTAAAGAAAGTATCTTTTGGAAAAGAACTATCTAAACAAATGGATATTGCTAATAAAGCTATGGGTAAGAACGGTTTTGTTGGTGATTTCAGTTCAATGGTTAATTCAGTAATTAAGAGTTTGAAATCATTTAAAAGATCTTTTAATTCAAACTGGAAAACAGTTTGGAGCAAAGCTAGACCAACTATGAATAATTACTTAGATGATTTGCCAGGTGCTTTTTCTAAAAGAACTAATAAAATTCTAGACAAACAAGAAGATTTTGAGAGTTCATTTAATAAGTCTTGGCGTGGATGGTTAAATTATATTTCTAATAAGTTTAAATCAACTTTTGATGAATTACCAAGTAAAGCTCATGCATCAATGAGTAAGATCATTTCTGAAATTAATAAAGGTATCAACTCTTTAAATTCTGTTATTTCAGCTTTTGGTGGAACTTCATTAAAAACAGCTTCTTATGCGACAGGAACGCCTAACGTTGCAGGAACTCATCCAGGTGGATTAATGACTGTAAATGATGATGGTTCAGCTGATCCAAGAGAAATCATTATGCGCCCTAATGGTGATATGTTCATGATGAATGGACGTAATTTAACAATTTGGGGTGAACCTGGAACAACAGTATTTAATTCAACTCAATCTAAATTCATTAGTAAAATGATGAATGTTCCAAAATATGCTGATGGAACAGATAGCAGTTCAGATATGCTTGACTACATTATGGAACATGCGGAAGAAATTAGTAAAAATCCATTGCCATTTTTAAACAAGCAATGGAAAAAGGCAGTTAATTTCACTCGTGGCTCAGAATTTTATCAAAAATTTGGTAATGCTTTAGGAAGTGGCTTTTTAAAAGCTATTCAAAATCCATTTAAAAAGATGGTTGAAGAAAGTGATGTAGCTGCACCTGCTGGAAGTGGTGTTGAACGCTGGAAGCCACAAGTAATTAGAGCTTTAAAGATGTTAGGATTATCAACTTCATTAGTTGGAAAGGTATTAAAGCAAATCCAAACAGAATCCGGTGGAAATGAAAAAGTAACACAACAAGGAGCTGATCCTGATGGAGATGGTTCAGGTCCTGCTATAGGGTTGATGCAAACTAAACGAGGAACGTTTAATCAATATGCTTTAGCCGGACACCATAATATCTTCAACGGTTTTGATAATATATTAGCTGGATTGAATTATGCAAAAAGTAGATATGGAAATAGTTTATACTTCTTAGGTCAAGGTCATGGATATGCTAACGGTGGAGAAATTACACAAAAAGAATTGGCTTGGATAGGAGATAATGCACAACAACATGAATTTGTGATTAATCCATATTCTGCTAGTTCTATTCCATTAACCAATAAGCTTATAGATACCATGTCTAATGTTCGACCAGAATTAAAGAAGAGTGGTACAACTTCTAATTTAGAAAAAATAATTAATATTCTATATACAATAGCTGATAATGTTAAGAATATTGACTTACAACCAGTTGTCAATATTGATGAGAATGCTAAAGCAATTAATAAGTATAATGCTAAAAATCTAATGTTGAGGAGGGGATAATTTGAAAGTTTTTTCTAGTAAAAGTAATAGACCACAAGCCTATAAATTTGAAAAGCCTACTCAAACTACTAGAAACAGTTTAGGCTTTGATCCAATTGAATTCGCTGTAAGTTTAGATGGTCAAAGTTGGTTATCATGCTATGATAATTCTAATTTGGATAACGTATATTGCTATGATTTCGATATTCCTATCGCTGTAAAGTCTGATAATTTACAAAAGTTAGGGATTAATGATGGTCAAAGAATTATTTCAAGTTCATATGAAACTAGAGAATTAAAAATGAGCGTAGTATTTCACGGATTGGATGAAAATAACACTAAATTAGCTATTAATGAGCTACAAAGATTTTTAACAACTCGAGATGGAATGTGGATAACTTGGAGTAATTGGGGACAACGTTGTTATTATGTAAAACTTAAGCAAATTACACCTTCTATCTCAAGCATAAGAGATTTTACAGCAGAAATTGTATTTACTGATCTAATAGGCTTAAGTAGAACTATTGGTGATACGTCTGACTTATCTAATTTGGTTTATGGATTTGGCAACAAGATTATTCGTGATATGAGTTATACTTTCAAAAATAATAGTTTTGAAGTTTATAATCCTAGTGATATTTTAATAGATCCAGAAAGAAGAGGGCATCCATTAAAAATAATTTTGTCTGGGTCAAGTAATGGCGGAATGAAGATAACTAATAAAATGACAGGAGATTATATTACTAGAAAAGGTAATTGGTCTGGAGTATGGAAATTAGATGGTGTTAATCCATATCTTAATAACGAAAATGATGGCATTAATACCGATCATGGTGTTATTACACTACAAAAAGGATACAACGCTTTTCAAGTTGATAATTTTACTGGCTCTATTAGTTTTGAATTTCCATTTTGGTATTTGTCATGATTGAACCAGTATTAATTAGAGATAGAGCTGGGGAAAATGAGGAAAGGGTGTCTTTCTCTGATTTATATAGCTCGTTTCAAGAAACTTGGGAAGTAAATAATACATTTCAAATAGATTTAACATTGACGTATACAGAGGATTATAAGAAAGTATACAATTTAGCTCAGGCTGCTTCATATGTTATTTATAAAAATCAGATGTATTCAATAGAGCAAATAGAAACTACTATAGCTACTAATTTACTAACTAAAAAAATTACTGCTAAACATATTCTATTAGAAAAATTGAAAAATTTACGTGTAGATGTTGACCCATCCAAGCCAACAGAAAACACTACTGATAACCAAGATATATTAAGCAATTCAACAAGCGGAAACACAACAACAGTTGTAAAAGTGGATAAGTACGTTACGATTTCTTTGAAAGATTGCTTAGATAAGTTCTTTAATTCTAACGATCAAGGTATTTCTTATAATTTGCATGGCAATTTTCCGTCAATTCAAGTTGAAGTATCAGGTTCATGTTTAGATTGGCTAATGTCTAATTTATCTGAATTTCATGCTGTATTTGTGCCTAATGATAATAGATTAGACGTGTATTCAACTGATGAATTTAAAAAGAAGAGCGGTAAGACGTTTAGATATTTACACAATACGGATAATATTGATTTACAAGTCGATATAAACGAACTAAAGAATTCAGTTCATGTTGTTGGTGGAAAAATCACTAAGGAAGTTACAACAACTAATACTGAAACTGTACCTGCTGAAAGTGGCGGAGCCGATAAAGTAGTAGAAGATGCTAAAAAATATCTAGGAATACCTTATGTTTGGGGTGGTAAAACTCCATCAGGTTTTGACTGTTCAGGATTAGTAGCATACATTTATCATGATTTTGGAATAAACATACCTAGTTATACCGTTGATATGGAAAGTTATGGTACTGATATATCACTAAATAATATTCAGTGTGGGGACATGTTATTTTGGGGACCACATGGAGCTTCATATCATGTTGCTATGGCGTTAAATTCTACTGATTTAATCATGGCACCACAACCAGGAGAAAATGTTAGAATTCAAAAAATAAGTGCTTGGAGACCTGATTTTGCTAAACGTAATCAACAAATGGCAAGTATTGTATCTAAACAAGATACAGATACGGGAACAAATACAGATACTTCAAGTAATGATGAATTTCTAATTAACTATACTTATGCTGATGATAATTCCGTAAGTAAATATGGATTAAGACGTTCTGAACTAATGGAAGTTGATTTTATTAGAGATAAGAATGTGATGGATAATTACTTGAAATCCAAATTGCAAACTGAACCATTAATAACTTTATCATTAAGCTACTGGGGAGAAAAAGATTTCCAGATGGGAGAAGTTAGAACTCTGATAGCCAGAGAAATGAATATTGTAAATGAAGTACAATTAGTTGCATATTCTGTTAATCCGTATTCTGCAAATTTTGATTCTACCCTAACGTTTAATAACGCAGGAACTTATATGAAAGATGTTAATTTAGCACTTATGAAAGATATTAAAGGAATATCAACTAGGATAAATTCTTCTTATAGCAATAGTTTTTCTAGAAATGAAGATGCATACGTTAATATTAATGATCCTGCCTTGGCTAAATGGGTATCTGATTATGTTGGAGGTTAGAAAATGAACTGGTTAGATTTATTAGCAGAAGCACTTAGAAAATTAACTACTAAAGAATTACCTGGGCTGCAAAAACAAATGTATGCATATATTGATAGTAAACATAGAGAAACTATTAAATACATTGACGATAAACTCAACAACAATACTTCGACAAATCCAGATACACCTAAGCCACAACATATTGGAAAAATTATTGATGTCTCAGAGTGGCAAGGGGTAATTGATTGGCCTAGCGTGATAGCTGATGATGTTACTTTAAGCATTATCCGAGTCCAACATGGTTCTGCTCACCAAGATTTAAAGTATATGGAGAACTTACAGAAATGTATTTCAGCTGGTGGAAAGTATGCGGTGTATGCATATTTTGCTGCTACATCTACATCAGACGCTCAACAAGAAGCAAGAGATTTTTATAACAGAACGCAACAGGTTGTCGCAGGTAAGCAACAGCCTATTTTTTATGCAATTGATGTTGAGAGCATCGAGATGAGTGGGGACGTTACTCAGATGAGAGCTGGTGTTGAGGCTTACATGTCGCAACTCAATGCTTTAGGTGTGCCAGATAATAAGATAGTTTTGTATATTGCCAATCATTTGTACGATAAGTTCAATTTGAATGTAGCGCGTCCTGGTGCGATTTGGA